GCTTCGCTGACCAAAGGAAAGCTCAGCGTTAAGCCCGGGTTTATAAGTACAAAGCCAACAGACGCGGCTTTTCGACAGGCCTTTGACGACGAAGTAGAACGCTTCCGGTTCTTCCTGCAGCTCTAACGAAGCCTCAGATGACGAGGCTTTGCTGAGTTATCACAAAACTGTAAAAAAAAGTTTCTGTCCTGGAATCAGGTACTTGGACAGTAAATTTCTGGACGCGTGAACGAGGCTCCCGCTAGCTTGTCAGCGGGTGATGCGAAAACGTAAGGCCAAATCGAAGGGTCACAGGGAAGCTGCTGACGACCTCTGCTGGGTGGCATCTGCGCTTCCATCACAGCGAGAGTTTCTAGGTCTGGCTACTCGGTTCAAGGGGTTTTCGGGCCCTGTGGGATCCGGTAAAAGCGCTGCCCTTTGCATGGAGGTGATTCGGCAGAGTTACCTCAACCAGGGGCGGCAAGGGTTGCTGGCTGCGCCGACGCTTGGAATGCTGCGCGACGCAACGCTGGCTAGTTTGCACGGAGTGCTCTACCAACAGGAGGTGGAGTATGACTTGCGCAAATCGGATGGAGAACTGACGATCGTCAGTCCGGACAGCACCGTGTTGCTGCGATCGATGGATGAGCCGGAGCGGCTTCGAGGAACCAACCTGGCGTGGTTCGGCGTGGACGAGATGTCGTACACGCGAGAGGAAGGCTGGACGCGCTTGGAGGCGCGATTGAGGGATCCGAGAGCGGATCATCTGTGCGGATTTGGCGTATGGACGCCACAAGGACACGACTGGCTGTACGGGCGTTTTATTCAGAAGCCGGTGACGGGATATGGCGTGGTGCGGGCGAAGCCGTTCGAGAACACTCACGTTCTGGAGCACACGCCGGATTATTATGAGCGGCTCGAGATGAGCTATGACCCGCGCTTCTATAAGCAAGAAGTGCTGGGCGAGTACATCAACATTCGGGCGGACCGGGTGTACCACTGCTTCAACGCCGCGGTTCATGTGGTGAGCCAGCGATATGACCCCGAGCGAAAGCTCATGTGGGCCCTGGATTTCAACGTGTCGCCAATGAGCTCGGTGCTGGTGCAAGAGTTCAATGGCCGGCTGGTGGTGATCGATGAGATTGTGCTGGATCGAGCGACGACAGATGACGCCTGCGCGGAGTTCGAGAACCGATATGGGCGGCATACAGGGAAGCTCGAGATCTTCGGCGACGCGAGCGGTCGCAACATGCACACGACCGGCATTAGTGATTACACGATGCTGCAGAACAAGCTGACACGGATGAATCTCCGATCAGCGGTGTTGCGGGTGCCGAGCAGTAATCCACCGGTATTGAGCCGGGTGCACAGGGTGAACGGAATGCTGATGAGCGCAGTTGGTGAAGTGCGCCTAGAGGTGGATCCGCGCTGCAAAGAGCTGATCAAGGACTTTGAGGAAGTTCTGTTCAAACCGGATTCCGGAGTGGTGGATAAGACGCGGGACTTGCGGCGGACACACGCTTCGGACGCGTTGGGCTACTTGGTTTGGGAGCTGTATGGAGACCGTCCGAAAGCGGGCGAGAAAAACAGGCCGTTGTTTTAGCGGGAAGCGGGGTGGATGCAGTGGTGGATCAAACAATGAATCAGATTGAACACGAGCACAGAGCGTACAAGAACCAGAAGGCAATGCTGCGGATGTATCGCGACCTGTATACGGGTGGACATCACTTTAAGCAACGAGCGGGCGAGTACTTGCTGCGACGTCAGAAGGAGCCGCTCGACGTGTACGGCGAGAGGCTGCAGCGAGCGTTCTACGAAAACTACGTCGGATCAATTATCGACTGGTATGGTGCAACACTGTTCCGGCGTGCTCCGAGCCTGCAACTCGAAGGCGGGCTGCAAAGCGGGCGAACATTTCTCGCGCAGTTCGCAGATGATTGCGACCTGAGAGGCACTGATCTTGGCGCATTCTTCCGCAAGACGTTCACCGACGCGCTAATCGACGGGCGCAGCCACGTGCTGCTCGATTTCCCGCGCGTGGCTAACAAACCGAAGAATCGGGCGGAAGAGGACGCAGCTGGCATATCGCGAGCGTACCTGGTGCACTACGGTGCAGAAGAACTCATCAACTGGAGCTCCGATGAGCGTGGCCAGTATGAGTGGGTTGTGTTGCGAGAGACGCGCGAGCGGCAGCCGGAGATGGAGTCGGGGTCGATTGTGGAAGAGACCTATTGGTACTACTTCGACAAGACAGAGTTTCGGCGTTACCGGAGAGTGCAAGAGACGGGCAAGAACGCGCCGATTGAGCTGATCGCGTCGGGTCCCCATGCTCTGGCGGAACAGCAGCAAGTGCCGTTGTTCACGCTGGAGTTGACAGACGGGATGTGGCTGATGAACAAGGCTGCCCACCTGCAGTTAGAGCACTTCAACAAGTCGAATGCGTTGGCTTGGGCGATCACGATGGGGCTGTTTGCTATGCCGGTGATCTACTCCGACCGCGAGTGGAACCAGATCGTCGGTGAGAGCTACTACGTTCAGCTAGGGCCGCAAGATCGCTTCGGATGGACGGAGCCGGAAGGTAAGGTGTACCAGATTGCCG